CCATAACTCCAGCCCCCCAAGCTGATCGTTTCCAGTCTGGGCAATGTGCGGCCAGTCTCGATGTCTCCGTTTACCTCGTCCGTGTTTCCAGCCAGTTCGGGCTGTTTACCGTCGAAAAAGAGACGATTGATTGGGGCCGGGGTCAGTGGGTCTGTGGAAAAAAATGCTGCGGTTGGTGATTCATTTCTTTCGGGGGCTGGGTCGGCGCGGCGGGCTGTGTTTACGGCTTGGTTTCTGCCGGCGATTTTTTGGTGGTTGGCTCGTGCTTGGTCGAGTGACCCGCGTCTGCTGTTGCATCTGGAGTGTGCGGGCTGAAGGTTCGAGAGGCTGTGGTCGCCTCCGTTCATAAGTGGCACGATGTGATCCGCGGTCCACTTCTGTCCTGCGATGTCGCCGTGTCCGCAGATAGCGCACGTGAGTTGTGTGCCGGCGAGGATTATCTTGCGGTTGCGTTGGTACTCAGGGTGTGAGTATGGGGATGTCATGTGTTGTTCTCCTACCGCCCTTGCGCTTCGCGCTGCGGTTGGTTCCATGTTATGCAGATAGTTGTCTCGGTGCTTGCCCCCCACAGTTCGAGCAAGTAGCTCAGGCTGCCGGATGTTCTAACAACACCAGTGGACGGACACCATACGGATTTGTGACGTTTCGACGCTGCACTCCCCAGCTCTAAGGCAGGGAGCTCTACCCACGCTTTCCGTGTGTGTTTACCAGCACAGTGCAATCCCATACGTGGCCGTGGTCGTATTCAATTAGGGGGTGAGGGGTGAGCCGTTCGCGACAGGTTTACTGCCCGTGAAATGAATGCTCGCACTCACCCCTCGAGGGGTTTGAGCCCAGAGAGTCTGGCGGCGATTGCCATCAAATCTCTAGGGCGCCAAATGTACACTTCTGCGCCGTTGCGCTCAAGAGTGTTGAGAATTTGTTGCTGAAGTGGCGAGACCTTGCCTGAGGCGGTCTTCAGCTCGGCATAGATGATGCCTCGCCCGTTCTGTGAGATAAGGGTTAGATCTGGCATGCCGGCGAGACCTCCTGTTCCCCAGTTGTTTCCTAGTGCGTTCTTGTTGTTGTAGCGCATGGGTGGCACATGGTGCGCTAACCAGCCGTACATCTTGCAGAGCTGCAATACGTGGTCTTGGAAAATGCGCTCAGTCATGTCCATGCTTGGCCCACCTAATCCTCTCAAGTTGCGTTATAAGAGCAACGGCGTTTGCGTAGGGAATGCCCTTGCACCACACAGGCTCAATGCCGGCGACAATGCAAAGGGACCAGATGTGTTTACATTGTTTAAATGTCGCCTTGTCGGGCTCAGCACGAAACTCGTGCTCGATGATGCGACTAACTTTGTCCACTGGTGCGCTCCCATGCCCAATGCAGCGCGTGAGACTCGTAACGCTTGTACATGTCAGCGGTCCCCAGCAGCTCTTTAATCTCGCCGGCGAGGATGTTGGCTGTGCCTTCCCAACGGGCTCGTGCATCGAGAGCCATTGCGAGCTGTTGTTTCAGGTTGTTCATTTCGACTGCGTGTGCTGATGATTCCATGATGCCCCCTAGATGTGTTTACGGGCGAGCCATGCGCCCAGCACCATCATTAGGAATGAGTGGGACAGGAAGTAAATGAACTCAGTCATTGGCTTTTTGTAGCTCGTCCTTGAGCGCTTTGTGCAGCTCAATAACGGCCAATGCCTTGTCTGTGTTGTCCATTGCCTGCTGGGCTGTTGCCTGCCAAAAGCGGACCTGACCTTGTAAATCGTTGACCTGCAAGATGAGGTCTGCGATGTAATCGCGCATCGTTCCGTTATCCATCAGAATGGCTCCTCAGGTGGGTAATTGTCGTCTGGTGGTGCGGGCTGTTCTCCAGCCTCGAGACGCTTGAGCTCGTCAATGTAGGCCGATGCTTGGCGCTTTGTCATGCCGTCAAGGTTGACCGGTGGAGTCTTGCCGAGGGACTTGCAGACGGCGCGGATCATGTTGCGCTGCTTATCGCTAGCAAGGTCGCCGCTTTCAGTAATCGTGACGTTATTAACGACCCGCTGAACCTTCTGCATTTCCTCTCGAGACGGACGCTTGGTGTGGTCCGAGGTTGGTGCGTATGACTCGCACATACGACCGAGGGCAGAGGTCTCGCAGTTCTCGACATGGCTGGTGCGGTTTACATTGCCCTGACCACGCACCTCCTCGGCGTGTCCAGTGGCCATGAGTTGCTCACCAATCCACAGCTCTGCACGGAACACGCAGACATCAGATCCAGGTTGAGACAGCATGACGGTAACGACACGTGGCTCAATGTTTCGAGACCTAAGGGTTTCAAGTAAACGCGCTAGGCGCACCGCTACTGGTTCGTAATCTTCAAGACTCATGGCAAGTCCTCCCAAGGGTTTTTGACTTTGAACACGACGGTCTCGCCGTATGACTCAAATGTTGTCGCCTCGGTACGGGCCCCAATGGATGGGTGCCACGTGTTTACGATGTCGGACAATTCAAGAAGTCGTGCAGCTGCTTCATAAAGCCATTTAGCGCCGACAGCGTCACCGGAAAGGTGACGATCTGTGGCGAGGTTCTTTAGGCGCTGGGCAAGTGCATCATCAGAGAACGACATTGGCTGCCGCTTTCTTGGCGTCGCGCTTGGCTTTGGCTTCAGCCTTTTTGCGGATTGTCTCAAGTGACTTGGCACCTTCTGCAACGAGAGGCTCGACAACCTTACGCAGGGTCACTGCAAGGGTTTTGTCGCCGTCACGCAGCTGGACATGGACAAGGGCGGTGTATTCCTCAGGTGTTAAGCGGAGGGCAACCGAGTGTGGTTTGTTGATCATTGTTTCTCCCAATGTTGTGTTTACTTGCCTGACGTTGCGCGCCAGTTTCTTAATCCCTTGCCATCATCCCAGATAGCACTAGCCACCTTGAGATTGCAGGAAGGGTCTGTCAGGGAGCGTAGCACCTGACGTGCTGGGCGTTTACACACCCGTGCGGTCAGCGACCGCCACGATGAATTGATTTGCAGAAGGCCGATGTCATACGAGCTAACAGCCTTGCAATTCTTGTAGGTAGGTGCCGGCGATAGCACACAGTCGGTGTGGTCTTTGCCTTGGCGGTAATTCCATCCGACAGCTGTGGGGATGCAGCGCGACTCGCGCCACATGATGCGATCGAACACCTCCACCGGTAAGCCGTGGCTTCTGAGCATGGTGTGCCACTGGGGGCATTTCCATTCGGGTGCAGCTGATGCTTGCACGGACGGGATAGATACGGTGAGTACTGCGAAGCAGAGCAATGCACGTTTAATCAACCTTCTCAACTTTGGTAGGCGACCCCCACACTTGCCCACGGCAGCGCCTAGTGGCGACGGTGGTGCGAATGATCAGGTCCGGATTATGGATGTCACGAAAAATTTGGACTAGCACTAGCCCGTCCTCTGAGCGTAGTTCTTCGTAGAGGAATGTGGGTATCAGTCCCATAGGTCCTCGTCTTCAAAGTTCCAATCGTATGGGGGGTCTTGCCAGTGGGTTTCTATGTCTAGGGCTTGGTACATGCCGTAGATCAGGAAGCCAAAGAACAGACCGAGTGGAACGGTGATAAAGAAGATGCTCATGGGATGGCCACCCAGACGATTGCTTCACGGCCTGAGCGCGTGTTACGGCGACGGCCTGAGTCTTCCAGCCATCCGTCATTGGCGAGCGTGTTGATGGCTGGGGTTGCGGACTGAACCAACATCTGAAAGTACTCGCAGATTTCGTCGCAGGTCATGCCGTCAGAGCCTCGAGATTTAATCTCTTGATAGATGGCGTTGCGTTGGGAGCCTGAGCGCCCCAGAGCGCGTCTAGCGGCCGCCTGAGACGTCTCCTGAGGTCCTGTGCGGGTGACGTTGCGGTCAACTGGCGGGCGGTTAATGCCGGCGAAGAGTGGAAGGTCATCGAATCCCATGTCAGTACCCCAAGTCTCGGAATGTGTCCATGATGCAGGCAACGTATCGGGCGTCTTCGCCGATTTGTTCTGCAATTTCGTATGACGTGAATCCAGCCCAGAATCCCTCGAGAATCTGTGAGTGGGGCTTGTCCATGTTGAGCAAGTGCTGTTCGCACTCAAGCTCTGCTGGTGTCATTTCTTTAAGCATTGTGTTTCTCCTATGTAAGCGGGGCGGGCACCCCGTATGTAAACACAGTAGCGAGCGTGTAAACACATGTCAAGCACCCCGAGGGGGCGGGGGCAGGATCGGGGAGAAACATCGACCCCACCCCCTAATCTTGCGGGCGATGTCCCGTCGCCGGCAAGAGTTCTATGGCTTAGGCAGCGCTCTCCATGCAGCCTCAAAAGCCTCGGCAGATGCCCAGTCGTTAGAAACTTCGACGTGTAGCCATGTACCGCCGGGTGTGCCTGCGTTGTCGGTAGCGGTAAACACCTTGACGCCTTTAGTGCCAATGCCACGAGAGCACCTGTACCCGCGACCCCAGTCCTTGTATGCGTAGTCGTGTATCTCACAGATACGCAGCTCCTCGGAATACTTGAGAAACCAGTCCCATGCTTGCACGGCCTTGGCGCGGGCGTCCTTGCCTGTGCCGTAACCGATGTCCACGGCGAAGCCAGTGGCGTGAACCGAAAGATTGTTGGACCCTCGCATTTGGCGATTGGCATAAATGCCGAGGTTTGTAAACCCCCAGCGGCGCTTGCAGAGATCCATAAGTTTGACGGTGACGGGGGATGCTTTTTTGCCGTCCCACGCTGGGTAAAAGGGATACTTACGAGGCATTGCTTGACTCCTTTGGTTTTGACTTCAAACCATTTGCACTTAAGACCCCCGCCAAAGACCCAGTCATAAAGACGCAAAGCGTAGACACCAGATCAATAAAGGCGGCGTCGTTGGGCGATTGGGAAGTCAGCGGCTGCGTGATGAAGATGAGCGCGTACAGCATCGACAGGACGGACGCTGCAAACACCACGGCCAGTGTGATGCCGATAATGAAGATAAGCCGTGCGTGGATTTCCTCGGGCGTGTGGCGCTTCTCAGGGTGCTGGCGTACTGATGGGGGCATCGTTTATTTCCTTAGGGAGCATGTCTGTAGTGCAGGTGTCAGAGGCTGTGCAGATCGGTGGCTTGCAGTCTGCGGTCTCCCAGTTGGCTGGGTCTTGGCAGGGGTACCGGTATGACCCGTCGTAGCCACAGCTACTGAGGGTTAGCGCCAGCAGGGTCACTGTCAGAAGACGGTTCATGCTTTTCCTCAATTGGTGCGTCTATCTCGTAAATCTCCAACTTGCCTGATGACCAGTCGTGGACGGTTTGTTTTTCTGTGTTGCTCATTAGTTGCGGTATCCAAACACTTGGTATTCGACTGTGGCTGTTCCTGAGCTTGTAAACAACTGAAACCCTGTGAACTGGTTGGTTGAGTTTTGACTGCCACCAACCATGTACGGAAAGCCGAAGTTTGCGTCAACAAGAGTGCCGTGGTGCATTGTGAGAGCTGCCTTGTTTGGGTTGTAAATGTCAATGGACTGTGACAACAAAGCAGAACTAGCAATACCGAATAACTGGGTATCGGCATTTGAACGCTGGTAATAAAGAGTGTTATTAAACGTGTAGTCAGACCCGATGCCAGCCTGGTAATAGTTTGTGCTGGTGGGCGTTGTGCCGACAATGTATTTCATGTCAACACGGATTGAGGCTGATTTGTTAGTCACGTTTAAAAGCAAGCGGTACTGCTTGTAGTCAGAACTGAACACGCCCGTAACATTGGTCGGGGTAGTAGTTAGCGAAAGAGTGCCGGTGGCAATCTTCCAAAGGCCCACTCGGTCCATAGCGGCCGCTGTCAGAACCTCCCCTGGTGCAAAATCTGGTACTGGCATAACTAAAATCCTAACTTGCCGTGTGTGTTGCTAATAGACATAAAGCCCCAACTTATTGGTATCCAAAATCCCAAAGTCGTCGCTATCCAAAATAAAATAAGGATTAGATTCAGCGGACGACAGGTAGTAAGTAACGCGGGTTTGCTCTGGAGTGGCCGTCATGGTTGCGCCTTCGATGCGAGCAGCAACTGTGGTACCTCTGAACTGAATACGGGTCTTGTAGGCAGGCAAAAAAGCAAAAATGTCTGTATTCATCGTGTCTATGTTGGTGCCGTTTTGACCACCAGAAACGACAGAAACAGCATTAGGTGCCACCACCTGATCGTCAACCGACGCCAAGTAATAATCTGCAAGGTCGCTGGCCTGTTCAACCGTGGTTGCATAGGTCTGTATAACAAAGCTGCGGTATGGCGCACTTCCGACACGGTTGCCTTGTTTGACTAGAGGAGGAGCTTCGACAATTACTTCAGTTATGTAGTTGTCAGCAAGTGTGTCAAAATCAAGGACGTTATAAATTGCGTTAGTTGAGTCGTTAAAAACGTCAGAAAATTTAGACAATGTAGTCAAGTTGGTTGCATTAGAAAAAATGAAAATACTGCCTTGACGGTAAACGTCGTCAATTGCGGATCTGGGAGCACCGTCAATTAGACGACCTTGAACAGTATTCATAAAGGTCTGCATCCAATCGGACAAGGGTCCTTCAGTGGCTACTGGGTTCACTGGTTCACTGGTCAAGTTTCCATTCCAGCTAAGACCGTAGTAGTTAGCTACTTCTGTCAATTGGCCGTTAGCCAAGGCCACTGACGGGGTAAACCCGTCGCCCTGTGTTCTACCCCAACGCCCCATTGCACCCTCGGCGTCAATAGTGAGAAGATCTGCTTCGCCGACACCAGCTTGGAATGGCATACCCCAAGTCACTTTGACGTCTCTGATAAACCCAGTCCATGCGGCGGTTACCGTGTTTCCGGGCGAAAAAAATCTAATTCCAACGTCAACAAGAAGAGCTGTGTTAGGTGATGTAAACCCTGTGGGGTAGCGAAAAGTAAAAGAAGCTGTGGACACAGACCAACTGTCGGTCACTTGTTTTCTGCCGACAGTGCAATCCAATGCAACGAGCTCTGGTATTTCAACCCAAGCGGACCCGCTGAAGTATTCAACTTTGTAGTTGCTAAAGAGGCTCATCTTGAGATTTTAATCTGTGCTGGAAGTGAACCATTTTGACGTGAGTACTTCACCAGCGCGTCGACTACAGCCTGCGGATCTGCACCGCTGACGTTAATGGTGACGTTGTTTCCAGATCGGCGAGCATTGGCTTGATTAAGTAAACCCATGTCTCCCGCAATTGCTGATTCGCCAAGTGCTGCACCTGCCACGTCAATTGAGCCGAGGTCGGCGTTGAGAGATGCAACACTCATGCCGCCAGTGCCTGCAAGAAGATCAGCGGCGACCTGTGAACCAGCCACGGGTCCAAGGTTCATGAGCTGTGCAAGACCAGACCTGCCGAGACCAGCTGCGATGAGCTCCTGAAGTTGTCCCCCAAATTTCTTGGCGGCTGCAATCTGTTCGGCGAATGCCTGAGAGTAGGTCTTGCGCTGGGCTTGTGCAGTGTTGACTCCTGCTTCAGCTTTGGCAACGCGCTCGGTGGCGTCTGCCATTTGCTCTTGGGTGTAAACGCCATCCTTCTGAAGTTTGTTTAGTTCTGCATAGGCATCTACCCGCTCTTTAAGCGCATCTTGGTATTTGGTTTCAGAATCAGTGGCGCCAGAGACAGCAGAACCGAGAGACACCCAGCCCCTTACTGCGTCAGCAAGTCCGCTGGCGTATTCACGAAGAGATTGTTTAGCCCCTTCAATTGCTTTCTTAGTGGCTTCAAACAAGTTTTTAGCGGCTTGTCTTGCTTTATCTGATGCGGCCTTGGCTTTTTCGGCGGCAGCAATACCGGCAGCTTCAGCCTGACGCGCCCTATCACCTGCTTCTCGAGCCTTGTCAATCTGGACCTTTAAGTAGCCAGTTTCTTCTGCTGCCTTGTTTGTGGCATTGGCATAATCGCCTTGAGCCTTAGTGGCGTTTCTGACCATAACGGTAAGACCGACAAGTGCAGCAGCTCCAGCTATGGCTGTGGCAATGCCGACACCCGTGGCAATCTGAACGGCGAAACCCGAAATAGCGAGAGCTGTGTTTGCTGCCGTGGTGATGGCGGCGATTGTGTTGTAAACAACCATTGCGGCCTTGGCTGCCAAAAGAGCCGTCGCAAGACCGCCGACCCCAATTGCAAACCCAATGACTAGCGGCGTGTTTTCTCTAACAAAGGTGGCAGCCTTCTGGAGCCCCTTAGCAAACTCAGCAAGGTACGGCACCAGTGCCAAGCCAATTGTTTCTTGAGCGTCGTCAAGGGCAATCTGCATCTTCTTAAGTCCACCGGCTGCGGTGTTTGCAGCTGCGTCAGATGCGCCCCCAAAGTTGCCTTCAAGAATTTTAAGCACTTCAGAAAAGTCAGCGCCATTCTTGATTGCGGTCTTTAACTCTGGGGACAAGGCTGCAAGAGATCGCATGTTGCCTGAGAACCCACGCGAAAGCGCTTCAGAGACAGACCCTAAATCTTGGCCGGTTGCCGCCGATACGTTTAAAGCCGTTTGCAGTAAACGCTGTGCATGGCTGACGTCCTTAGTGGCTGTCACCAAAGTGGACAAGGCCGGACGAAGCTCGTCGTCCGACACGGCCGCGGTGTACTGGAGTTGCGCTACGAAATCCTCATTGGCAGAAATTTGAGCGTCTGTGGCTGTGGTGCTGTTGCGGATTTGAGTTGCCAGTTTTTTCATGGCAAGTTCTTCGTCTGCGGCAGCCTTAGCAGCAGATAGTCCAGCGGCAGCAAGACCGGCTACAGCAGCAGCGGCAGGCAATGCAGCCTTGCGGATTGCGAACGATGCCTTTTCTCCGTTGGTCTTAAGGCTTTCAAATTCTTTAATAGCACTCTTAATGCCTTTGAGGTTGGCGTCTGCGACGATGCTGAGAATGATGCTCATTTAGGGGTCACCTTTAGATTGCGGTTTACGGCGTTGCCAACCTTCTCGACGATGTCAAGCATGCCCTGCTGGATTTCGCCCTCGTGACGTTCAAACGCTGGGTACATAATGCGAGAGGGCTTGCCGTGCTTTTCTGCAAGACGATCACCGAGCACGTTGCGATTGCGACGGCCAGCCATGTCATACACGGTGTTAGCCATGCCCTGCCACTTGACCGAAAAGACCGCAAGGTTGCGGACGATGCCAGCAAACTCCTTGGGCTTCTTGGCGCTGACCGCTTGCTTGACCATGGTCATTGCTGCAGACCCATTCCATGGGAACAACTGGTATCCGCTTTGAGTAACCCACTTGCGACCCATACCAGAAATCGGTGGGTCCTTAGGAATCTCGCTGCGGATGTCAGCCACCAGCGGATTGGTCAGCTGCTTAAAGTCTTTGGTGATTTGTAAACGCAAACGGCGGTCGACGCGGGATAGTTCCGAGAGTGCCTGCTTGAGTCCGTAGACCTCATAGTGCATCTCGACTGTCATTGCTTGCGGCTTTCGTTTAGGACTTTGACAACGGTTGCTAGATCGTTGGTGTCGAAGTCAATGGCTGGGGGCCACCAGCCCGTCGCTACTAGCAGCTCTGCTAGGCGTCGGCGCTGGGTTCCCCTTGGGTAGGGTTTTCGGTTTCCGAGTCGAGCACTTCAACCTTGTCCACCTTCTTGATGAAAGAGTCAAAGGCTGCGTCTACAACCACGTTGGAAACCTTGCAAGCCTCGTAGGCGAGAAAGGCAAGGTCCTCGGCTCCGATGCCGGTGGCCATTTGTGTGATTTTGGACTTGTACTTGCGTTCCCACTGGGTGATTACCCAGAGGTTGGTTACGACGGTGGCTTGCGCGCCGTCTGTGAAGTCCACACGGAGTGTGAGTTTCATTTTGTTTCTCCCTTAGTTGTTAGATCAGGACACGTCGACTGAGTACGATCCACCCTGTATGGTGATGTCGATCGTGCTCAATTCTCCCATCGTCGCATTGATTACTGGCAGTGAAGCCAAGTATGCGCCGGTGAGAGTGAAGCCAGGGTTTGTTGCCGAGTAGGTACCTGGAGTCGTTGGTGCCGATGGCGAGACAATGACATTGAACTGTGTGCCAACAAGGCTGGCAAGAGTTGCGTAAGTCTCTGACGCTGCGTAGCTCATGTAGAGGGTAAGCGTGAGTTCGTTGGCCTCAAGACCGCCGACATAAAAGCGGGCGAGGTCACCAAAAGCGGTTGACTCAAGAGCCTCGACTGTGCGGGTCAGCGTTGCTGCACTGCACTGGTCACGGAGAGACACGGCCCCAATGAGGACGTCTGGGTTGGAAAGGTATGTGGTCGTTGTAGCAGACATGGGGTTTACTCCTCGGTGAGTTCTTGCTTGGGTTCTGTTTTAGCAGATTTTGTGGGTGCTTGTGGGGCTTCAGAGATAAAGCCTGCCTTCAGCAAATAGTCAATCACCTTCTCGGTGATGTACTTGTTGATCTTGAGCTTCTCGCCGACGGTGCCGACGCGATGCGAGTTTACGATGTAATCAGTCATGATGTCTGTGCCTGCATTGCAATAGTGAGGTCGTATGAACCGTAGTCCTGACCGCCGATGGTGAGTACTGATGGCCGTCCGTCAAGGACTGCCACATTCTTTGTGAGCAACGCAGCTGCGATGCTGAGAAGCACACGAAGACCGTTGAGGTCCACAGGGCCTGTGCCGATTACACGGACAGGGAATGTCATGCGGACGATGTTGTAGTTGAGTGCGTCAAACGATGGGGCATCAAGAAACGCACACGGCGGGTTGATGGCTTTCGGATCTGTGACGACGCGTAAACCTGTAATAGTTGACAGCGTTGCGGTGAGGTCGTCGATGGCCTCGTTAAATAGATCCGTGTAAGCCACTATGCAACCTGCGGACGGTTAATGCCGAGTAGCTGCATGACCATTGGGGTGACACCGGTGGATGGTGGAGCGCCCATGCCGTCAAAGGTAGCAATCGTGTTGAAGCTGCCCTTCTGCCTGTAGTAGGCAGCGCCAATCATGATGGTGCCAAGTTTGACGTCACCAGACGGAGCAGTGCTTAAGGAATCTTGAAGGTAGCCCGCCTCGTAACGTCGGCGATAGGCGAATGCGTTACAAGCGGAAGCACACTGCGTCAAGAAAGCAGCCTCTTCAATTGAGGCCGTGCCAATACCCACGTAGTCCTCAATGTCCGTAGCCGTGACCCAAGTGCAGGTCAGCGTCCATGTGCAGGTGCCTGTCGGCAGTGCAGCGCTGAAGTCAAGGTCAGCACCAACATCACGAAAGAGCAACTGGTTAGGGCGTGGCACCTCTGGGTTAAACGTCAGCTCACCAGTATTTGACTGGACTCCGGTGTACTCGTACTGGGGGCAGTCAAGCACAACGTGGGTGCCGTTTAGATCGTGACCTATACCAGCAATAGTGATGCTTTGACCGACTTCAATGTCAGTTCCCGTCAGGGTCTGGACGACTGCGTAATCGTCCAGACGCTGATGAGAGATAACTGTGAATACCGCCATGGCGGTACCGCCTTTCGGGATTAGGCGATTG